AAGATTATTGAGTGTCAAGAAAAGTACGGATCACCAAGAACATTTTCAGTGGCCTGGGCCAAGAATCAAAAGAAGGAAGTGGTAGACATTGTCAAAAAACTTCTGGATGCACGTGGTTTCAACCAAGGACTTACACTCAGCGTACAAAGTCTGGATCTTGATGTGCTGGAAAACATTCGTCGCAAAAACATGGAAATGAACAAGCTGAATGAAGTGTTTGAATTGTGTGAACAACGCAACATTCCCACATACACAGAACTGATTCTGGGCCTGCCAGGCGAAAGTCTTGAGTCTTGGAAAAAGAACTTCTGGACCTTGTTTGAAATGGGCAACCATACTGGTCTCACAGTGTTTCAAGCACAGTTGCTGGAAAATGCTGAAATGAATCTGCTGCAAAAGAAACTGTTCAAGATCTCCAGTCAGCCGGTGACCGACTACTTTTCGGGCAGCTATAGCAATGAGCATGTGGAAGAAAGCATTGATATCATTACCGGTACCAAAGACATGCCGTTTGACATCATGCTGGATGCACATGTGTTTAGTTGGTTTATCAACACATTCCACATCAATGGTGTCAGCACACTGTTGAGCCGTTTGATGTTCAAGTACAGCAAAGTGCCTTACAGTGAGTTCTACGATGAACTGTTTGAATTCATGCAAGACGACGAATGGTTGCATCGTGAGCAAGAAGAAGTTCGTGAATACTATCGCAGTTGGATGACCACAGGCAAGATCAATCATCCCAACATTGGCATCGAGATTCACGGCTGGAACTTGATTCACAGAACCATACTAAACATGCATGTGGAAAAACAATACAACGGAATTTTTGACATGCTGGAAAGGTTCATGGCACGGTACAATCTGCCGGCAGACCTGTTGAACAGCATCATGAGATTCCAACGTAGGTATCTGGTGGCATATGATGCCATGAACACCTATCCAGAAAATCTTGAGTTGGACTACAATATTTGGGAATATCTCAGCTTTGACCATGACCTGGTGCATGCACCTACTGTGTATCAACTGGAGTTTCCAGAAGACAAAACCATGAGCTTTCCCAAGTTCCTGGAACTGTTTTATTTTGCACGGCGACGAAACTTTGGCAAAGCCATGGTAGAACGAATTGGTCAAGACTCAAATGGAGCACGGCGCGGCGACGGTGCTAGTCGTGCCAAAATCACAGTAGAATGACTCGACTGTTTGCATTTGGTTGTAGTTTTACCAACTATCGCTGGAGCACATGGGCAGATTGTCTAGCACCCGAATTTGGTAGTTTTGAGAATTGGGGACAGAGCGGGGCAGGCAACGAATTCATATTTAACAGTGTGATGGAGGCTGATCAGCGCCAGCAATTTGGGCCGCAAGACACTGTGATAGTGTGCTGGACCACTGCCACCCGAGAAGACAGATATGTCAATGAACGTTGGCACACACTGGGAAATATGTTTAGTTGCCCGATATATAACAAAGACTACCTGGCCACACACATTGATGAGCGAGGCCTTTTAATAAAAACCCTAGCTTATGTCAAAGCAGTAAAAACATTGTTGGAAAAACGACAAGTGCAATGGAAGTTTTTATCCATGGATCATTTTGATTCTCTAAATATCTATCAAGATGTAGTTGATTGTATTTTGCCTAGTTATCGAACTGTGCTGTTCAAAGACGGATGGCCCAACAGAAACGGTGACCCTCATCCTAGTCCTGCAGAGCATTTGGCCTATCTGGATATAGTATTGCCGGGCTGGGTGACAAGACAATCTACTCGTGTTATAATGCAAGAAGAAAGTATCAATCTAAATAAAGATCCCCGCAAGTCGGGAATGACCAAGGTAACAAGACTATGAAACTTAAAATTAGCGAACTATTTTATTCTGCACAAGGCGAAGGCCGCTATGTTGGTGTGCCCAGTGTGTTCTTGAGAACATTTGGATGCAACTTTACCTGTTCAGGTTTTGGATGCAAGCCCGGCGAGGTCAGCAAAGAGGCCGATGAGGTTGCAAAAACAGTTGAACTGTACAAAACATTTGAAGAACTTCCGCTGGTGAGCACAGGCTGCGACAGCTATGCCAGCTGGCATCCAGACTTCAAACATCTAAGTTCCACATTCGCTCCTGAGCAACTGGTAGAAAAAATGGCTGCACTGCTACCAAACGGCAACTGGCAACAGCCCAATGGCAATCCAGTTCACCTGGTTATCACTGGTGGCGAACCACTGCTGGGTTGGCAACGTGCTTATCCAGAACTACTGGACCTGTTGCACGAACGTGGACTGCGACACATTACATTTGAAACCAATGGCACCCAAGAACTCACTAGAGACTTCAGAAACTATCTTGCAAACTGGCACGGCGAAATTACATTTAGTGTAAGTCCCAAGCTATCAGTGTCAGGCGAAATCTGGGCAGATGCCATCAAGCCCAACATTGTGCTTGATTATGAAACTCACGGAGTCACATACTTGAAGTTTGTGGTTGAAAAAGTCACAGACTTTGACGAACTAGATCGTGCAGTTGATGAATATCGCCTGGCTGGATTTGCTGGCCCTGTGTTTGTGATGCCAGTAGGCGGTGTTGTTAGTGTGTATGATGGCAACAGAATTCATGTTGCCGACGAAGCACTCAAACGAGGTTACTGGTATAGTCCACGGCTGCATGTGGACTTGTGGGGAAATGGTTGGGGGAAATAACATGTTTGATTGGTTCAAGAAAAAAACAAAAGCCAATGTTAGGCCGCAGGCCGCGGTGCCATGGGGGGACGAAACTCCTGTGCCTAAGGTCAAAGCAGCCAAGTTCAAAGAACCTGACAAAACAGCCAAACAGCTGGCCACAGAAAAAGGTGAGCCTTACATTGCTGTGTTGGGCATAGACGTAGATCCCAACAACTTGCATCAAGGTGCATTTGAATTGGACTGGAATGAGATCTTTGTAAATCGTTTGGTCAAAGCAGGCTATATGATGAAGCCCACTGATACCGATGCTGAAATGGTAGATCGATGGTTCCAGAATGTATGCCGACATATTGTGATGGAAACCTGGGAACAAGAACAAGCCATCATCAAGGGTGCAGGACAGTATGTGAACACTCGAGACATCGGCAATGGGCGTAGCGAAGTATCATGATATTCAATCATATCAAACAACTCAAAGCTGATGGCAAAAAGATTGGCATCACTTTTTCAACCTTTGACATGCTGCATGCAGGCCATATTGCCATGTTATCAGAAGCCAAGAACCACTGTGACTATTTGATATGCGGCCTACAAACTGATCCCACAATTGACAGACCCAATACCAAAAACAAACCCATACAAAGCATTGTGGAGCGTCAGATACAATTGGCCGCTTGCCGCTATGTGGACGAAGTTGTGGTCTATCAAACTGAACAAGATCTTGTTGACCTCTTGCTAATCCTACCATTGGATGTTCGTGTGCTTGGTGTAGAATATCAAGACAAAGAATTCAGTGGCCAGCATGAATGCTATCAACGCGATATTGAACTGGTGTTTAATGGAAGAGATCACAGCTTTTCCAGTTCAAGTCTACGCAAACGTGTGGTTGCTGCTGAAACTGAAAAAGCACTGCTGACAAAATGATCTTGTATGTGAATGGTTGCAGTCATAGTGCAGCCGCTGAGGCAACAGTTGCACACTCCTGGGCATGTGATGATGGCAAACTCTGGGGAACCGGGACTGAACCTCATCCTGCTAACCTAGCAGTCAGTTATGGCAAAAGAATAGCAGATGCCCTGGGTGCAGACTTGATATGTCAGGCCAGTTCGGGTGGCAGCAACGATCGTGTTATCCGCACCACAACAGAGTGGATTAACTGCAATCAAGATCAGTTAGCAGATACGTTTGTAATTTTGCAATGGACCACATGGGAACGAGAAGAATGGTATTGGCAAGACACATGGTATCAAGTGAATGCTAGTGGTATTGATACTGTGCCACCCGAACTACAAGAACGCTACAAAAACTATGTGTTAAACGTAGATTGGTCTAGCAAAACTCTTGATGCACATGCTAAAATTTGGGCAATGTATTTGTATCTCAAAGACCTAGGCGTGAGACATTTATTTTTTAGCGGTCACAGCACATTCAGTGATATACAAGATCAACATAACTGGGACAAACACTACATGTATCCGTATGTTCGGGAAGAATCCTATCATAATTGGCTAATAAACAACGGTGGCACCTATGCCAATGCCAAAAGTTATCATTTTGATGCCAAAAGTCATAGACTTTGGGCCGAACATGTGCTACAATACATTAAAGATAACCAACTACTAGGCACCAATGAAATACTTGCTAATCGACACGTCTAACATGTTCTTTCGTGCTAGGCATCAGGCGCACCGAGCGGCAGACACCTGGACCAAGCTGGGCTTTGCACTGCACTTAACTATCATGAGTGCAAACAAGGTGGCACGTGATCTTGGATGCGACCATGTGGTATTTGCACTGGAAGGGCGCAGCTGGCGCAAAGATCATTACAAACCCTACAAGGCCAATCGTGCTGAAGCCCGTGGTGTCATGACTGAGACCGAAGCAGAAGAAGACAAACTGTTCTGGGAAACCTATGATGAGCTGACTAAATATTTGTCTACCCGAACAAACTGTAGCGTGATTCGATGCGCCACAGCAGAAGCAGACGATGTCATTGCAAGATGGATAGCCTTGCATCCACAAGATCAACACACAATTGTCAGCACAGATTCAGATTTTGTGCAATTGGTGGCCCCCAATGTGCAACTTTACAATGGTGTAAATGATCACTTGTTCAGTGTGGATGGTGTTCGTGATGGCAAGGGCAAGAGCTTGAGTTTTGAAATCAAAAGCAACAGCAAGATCAAAGTGAACAAGCATGATCCTAAATTTGTATTGCCCACGGACTATCAAAAGTGGGTGCTGTTTTTGAAATGCATGCGTGGCGATCCTGGTGACAATGTGTTCAGTGCATACCCTGGTGTGCGTATCAAGGGCACCAAAAAGGCAGTGGGACTCGCTGAAGCATTTGAAGATCGAAACAAAAAAGGCTATGCCTGGAACAATCTCATGCTTCAGCGTTGGACCGACCACAATAAAAAAGAACTGCGTGTGCTGGACGAATATGAACGCAATTGCACCTTGATTGATCTCACTGCACAACCGCAGGAGATCAAGGACGTGGTAGATGCCGCTATTCGCGAACAAATAAGCCACAAGGACGTGGGCATGGTTGGTGCGCAGTTCTTGAAATTTTGTGGCAAGTACGAACTGACCAAACTCAGCGATCATGCTGACGCGGTTGGTCGTTGGATGAATCAGACATACCAAGGAACTCTGAATGATATTAGCTAAACCGGTGATTGCAGATCGCTACTGGATCTTGAAAAAAGACAACCACAAGGTTGGTGAAATTGAAGTAGACAATGATGGTGTGATTGTAAAAATACAAAACACTGTGAAACGCTACACCACTATCAAGATGCTGGGCAGAGAGTCAGGCATTGAGTTTGTGCCAGCGGCAACCAGCACAGTGGTTCACGGCAATCAGGCCTATGGCTACGATACTGGCACTCCGGTGTTTAATGTGCTGTGGGATGTCAAACACAAACTACCGTTGTTTACCAAAGAAGACAAAAGCAAGTCCTGGTTCGCAGCCGGATGGTATCGTGTTAAACAACATCGTACATGGAAAACAATTCAGAATCCCAAACTCATTACCTTGCAACGCTACACCTACCAAGGTCCTTTCCATACCAAAGAACAAGCAAAATGACCAATCCATTTAGAGATCAAGAAAAGTTCATGCGAGCATGCGATCAGAAAACTGATGCGTATGCAATTTCTCAGTACAAGATGTATCTGAATCTAATAGACGAAGAGCATGCTGAACTCAAACAAGCAATTGCGGACGATGACATGACTGAACAGTTGGATGCCTTGATTGATATCCTGGTGGTCACAATTGGTGCTATTCATAGTGCTGGCTTTGACGGTGAAGGCGCATGGAAAGAAGTCATGAGCACAAACTTTGCCAAGATTGATCGAGAAACCGGCAAGGTGCGCAAGCGTGAAGACGGCAAGATACTCAAACCAGTGGGCTGGAAGTCTCCAGAGTTGAGCGGTTTTTTAAAGAAATAATATACCATGCGACTGGTCCATAATGAATACAACGACTGCTGGGTCTGGGTGGAAGATCACAACGAAGATCTAGAACTCAGCCCGCATTTTGACTACGAAGAAGACGCAATTCAGTGGCGTAATCGAATGAGACAAGAACCAAGCCATGTCAAAAACTCGTGAACAAATTATAACCAGCATGTGCTACACCTGGCGACATGACTACGGACTAGATCGCCAAGAACATGATGGGCTAGGTGGCCTGATCACAGCCGGACTGACTGAGCAGCAGCGCAAAGCACTGTGGCAGCAAATGGCACAGATTTTTGATAATGATATTGCACCCAACATGGAGTTTAAAAATGAAAGCACGACTGATTAACAACAGCTGGCCAGTAGAGATTACAGAATTTGATTTCAATACTGCAACTCAACATGATATTGATTTGTTGGGCTGCTTGGCCAACTACTATACTCTGGTAGTAGTAAAACATCAACAATATGATCTTTCAGTTGCTGTACAAGAAAAAACATGCGCCATGTTTGGATCTACATTGTTGGATCGAACGGATGCAGCAACATTTAAACAGATAGCACAACACCTCAAACACGCAGAAGGCGAAATGACATTGAGAGTAACCGGCGAACTCAACGAGCAAGGAAAACCCGGGCTATTTGGATCGTCAGATGAATTAGAATGGCATGCCAACAAAGTAGAACAACCTCACAGACGTAGCATGGTTTGGCTGTATGGTGAACGTGGCACTTATGGTAGTGTGACCGAATTTACCAATCATGTGTTGGCCTATCAGAGTCTTGACACTGAACTCAAACAACAAATACAGCCGTTGCAAATCAATTACAAATGTACATTTCCTTACAGCAACCCCAAGTACGACACTGGAAAAGATTCAGCAGGATGGCATACTCCGCCTGTGGTATTTACTAATCCAGGTGGGCAAACTGGCATACATCTAAGTTGGCTGCATGTGGACTACTACGAAGGACTCACAGTTGAGCAATCTGCGGTGATTACTGAACAGTTGAAACAACATATTCTTGACAACCCAGAACATCGTTATCAGCATCAATGGCAGGACGGTGATATATTACTGATGGAACAATGGCTGGGAGTGCATCGTCGGCCACCATTTGAAAACATGCAACAGCGGGTGTTGGACCGTATTGAAACAAATTTTGATAAGATAAATTTTGGCAAAATGCAACAGGCATTAGATTTAGTGGAGAAAACATGAGTTTGCACATCAATCGCTTTGTTGACAATATCAAGGCACACGAAAGTCGTGGACAAAAAGACTTTATCATGAGCATGCGTGATGCTAAAGATTTGCACAGCGATATTACCAAACTACTACTGACCCTGGAGCAGTTGCACAACAAAAGTGCTCCGCAAAAAGACGAAGTGATCACCATAGAACTCACCGGCGGTGGCTTTAAAAGTACATAGTTTATGGCATAAATAAATGTATGAGCAGACCTAAACCTCAAGTGTTGATTGAGAACACAAACAAGCAGACCTACAAAACTGAGCAGGTGTTGGCCAGCGAAGGTGTTTGGGCAGTGTTTTATGCTGCAAAGCCTATCAACTTGAAAACTTCAAACATGCTGACACAGTATCCTGGACCCAAGTACAAAAAAGTATCTTTTTCAAATCCAGGACATGCTATCAATCTGGCTCGCAAACTCAACACTCAGTTCAAAACAGACAAGTTCTCTGTGGTGTTATTGACACAGGGAGCTCAAGTGTTCCCCAATGCTGTCTAAACTAGACTACACCAGGCACACGCTGTCGCTGTTGCCCGGCGATTATGGCTTGAGTTTGGAAATAGCTCTTAAAGATTGGTGGCAAGATATTCGCCCTGTCAGTGGCCTACGTCTGAGTCTGGAAGGCTATCGAGTGTTCAAACATCTGGGTATCGAAAGCTACGAGTTTGATATACCACCAGGTACCACAGCACATGCTGGTCACTTGGTCACACTGAACAAACACTTGACTCATCCATATTTTATACAACTGGGCAAAAAGCCTCGCCTGGTATTTTTTGACGGTCAAGAAGCCAGCATGTTTGCACTGTATGGGGACATTGTTAAGTTTACCCGGGGCCTAAATAGAGGTTGACCAAAAAACAACACTTTTTGGGGTAAAAAGTAGTACTTTTGTAGTACTTTTCATGTGCAAAAACGGTTGACTCGAAATGCCCGATTTGCTATAATATACACATGGACACAA